TCTTGCATGACAGCGTATATCTGGAGGGGGCGACCATAGTGAAAGAACGACTCAGAGAACGATGGCATGTGCGAACGGACACCGTATGGAAAACGAGGGGGGTACTGATCGAAACCGCACGGCACGAGACCACAGATAAGAAGGAGAAGGAAAAGGAAGGGACGAATTGGTTCAGTGTGTTCATGGTGGTAGTGACGGGGATTGGTCTGGTGAATTTTGTACGTAAACGGTAATCTTTTCGATATAGTCCATTGAAACATGCAACTCCTTTCGTCGATTCCTCAATTGACGTTTCCCGATGAGTGGGAGGCGTTGACCATTTCAACGAGCACGCCTTTGCGGTGCTTAATCAGTGTAAACGGGCACCCGGCACTTGATTTGACGTTACGCCCCATAAACGGACAAATCACACTGCACGACGCCGGCTCATTGATTAGAGACCGCGCAGAGCGGAAGATTGTAGTGGTGAAGTTGGAGGTGATCAAGGACAGCAATCGCACGACTTTGATCACATCGACCGTGATCCCGGTGCAGAGCCACATGGGAGAAACCGCCGCAGCTTTTACGGCACGTTCGTTCCTTACATTCGCCCCGCCGGTGAAATTGACCCACCGCGCGGCAACGGAACGCCTCGCATGGGTGGGAAGCGAGACGGCCGTGGCGATTTCGAGCGTTTGGTGGACAGCGCACGGCGCAGTGGAGCACACCGAAAGCATTGCAGCCTCACAAAAGGACGGGGCCAACGTGGTAGACGTTTCACCCGCCCGACTCAATCCACCCGAAGCGGGCGCCGTGCTTTGTCATTACGCCGCTGCATGTGGAGCACGCCGACAACGCTACGAGATCGCCCCGCCCAACACCTCACAGGGCGGAGGAGCAGAGATTGAGTTTCGGAATGATTTCGGAGTGGCAGACACCGTGCATGCTTTTGGCACCGTGGAGCGCAATGCGAAACCCACTTATAAGACCGCGCGGATCGCGGGGCGACGACACAACTATGAGACGGAGAGCGAAGTGACAATCACATGCTATTTCACCCCCCTGGGAACAGACACCCGACAGGTGGAAAGCGTGACGCAAGCCGACGAGGTGGTGCTTTTGCCCATGCGAACGCCTATCATGCCGGTGGAAGCTGAAATCAAATGCACCGACGACACGACGAAGATAAACCACGCCATGGTGAAATTTCGTGTGGAGGAGGAAAGCCCCGCCAACGAGACCACCACGACCGGCAAACGATATAAGATTTTCGACGACAGTTTTGACAATAGCTATGAGTAAGGACGGACAAAGAATGTATCCGAAACGTATCCACCACGCGGAAGCACGGCGATTGCTCAGAGACCGGCAACCGCACCGGCTGAAAGTGTGGAAAATGGCGACGGGGGAGATCCTTTTGTATTCGCGTGCTATCTATCAAGGGGAACACAACAAACGGCGCTACACGCGCGTGCTGCTGCTCCCATCGGGAGAGATACGCGAATTTTGCAACTACACACTTTTCGAGATTGACGACATGAAGATTTATTTGTAATGGACACGACACACGAAGTTTGGACACTCAACACCGAAGGCGTGCAGGCTGTGATCGCGGAAGTGGGAGACACCACCGAAGTCTTTGACACCGTGGTGGGAGCGGCCAAGTCGAAGCCTTTGCCGGGCAGCGCAACCGAGAAATATATTCCGTTTGGCGCCGATGATCAGCTGCCATACGAACTGAAACGACTTATCGACGGTGACGAGGTGACGGCGCAATGCTTGAATTTCAATGTCACTGCACTGTATGGAGCGGGTATTCACACCGGAGAAACAGACCAAGCAGCTGAGAATTGGAGTGCACGACAGGCTTTGCCCATGTATGTCTTGGATCAGAGCACAGATATGCAACTCTATTATTTCGCCGTTTCGGTGATCATCCTTTCGGCAGACGGCAAACTCATCAACAGAATTGTGCACAAAGAAGCCCCCTATTGTCGATTTGCCGAGGCCGACCAATATGGAAATATTCCGTTTGTCTATTATGCCAACTGGCATGCAAACCGTCCCAAGCCCGAAGAGATTGAGAAGATTCCACTGCTCAACATGAGAGACCCGTTAGGTGATCTCAAAGTACGAATGGGGCAGGAGCCCGACCCGAAGACGGGGCGGAAACGTACGCCAACCCGCGAACGGAAATTTGCCGTCGCAGCAAGATTCCCAACGGCGGGATGTCAATATTACCCGGTTCCTTACTGGTCGTCGATTCTACGAGGAGGAAGCTACGATGAGAAACGGCTGATTTCAGTGGGAAAGCGGGCAAAGCTGAGAAACCATACGAGCGTGAGATACCTGGTGGAGATTCAACGCGACTATTACGAGCGCATTTGCCGGGAAGAGTTCATCACCGACGCCGAGAAAATAGCAGAACGTATTCGCCGAGAAAAGGAGAACATTCGCAACTTCCTTTCGGGTTTGGCCAATGCGAACAAGGTTTGGATCTCGTCGTTCTATGTTTCGCCCGACGGGCATGAGGTGCATGATGTACGTGTTTCACTCATCGACGGAAAGAAAGAAGGCGGAGAGTGGGCAGAGGACGTGCAAGCGGCGGCAAATACCATCTGCTTTGCTTTTGGCGTACACCCCAACATGGTGGGGGCAGTACCGGGGAAGGCGCAGACCAACAACAGCGGGTCGGATAAGCGTGAACTCTACACCATGAAACAGGCGCTGCTCAAGCCCATGAAGGACATTCTCCTCACGGCTTTGCGCTTGTGCTTTGCTTACAATGGCTTTCGCGGAACGCCAACACTGCCAATGATTCAATTAACCACGCTCGACGAACACCGGGACGCTAAAATTACACAGTCATGAGTATCATCACCAAACAGAAATTCGACGCGCTCGTACCCGCTTTCCGAGACGCAACCGATAGCGTTTATCGAAAAATGGTACCACAATTGGAACTCTACGAAAACCGCACCGGGGAGTTTGCGCCCTACGAAGAATTGAGTGAACTGAGAGAACGATACATTTGTTTGGCGGCGGCACACAACGCCGTCCGAAGTCTCGACTTGATTCTTACAGGGTCTGGCTTTGGAGTCATCTCGACAGCCGAAAAAAGCCCCGCCTCACAAGCAAGAGTCGACGCACTGCAGAGGCAACTCTACGAAGAGTGTTCTGATGTCTTCGATGAATTGAGGACAAAAGCCTTGAGCACGGCGTGGAACGAGACGAGCAACGCACAGGACATGGTGGACTCCTTTCTTTATACCCCGACTTTGCTGAGAAAATACGGAGTTTTGTGCGAAGAACGCGAAGTTTTTGCAAGAGAATACGCGCGTTTGGCCCCACAGCGCCACGAGGGAGCGATCCACGTGTTGCACGAGATTTCGCCTGAACTCTACGAAGCGATGCTCAACTGGTTGAGAAAGGGAGGAGAGTTTCGCACAGACGACAATTCACCGCGACAACATGCGATGAAAACGCTCTTGGAAAGGGGACGCGTCCTCATGGCACGCGATATGACAGCGGGGCCGACCCATAAAGCATGCCAAAACCTCAGAGCCTCCTTGGTGATCTTTGCCGACTCGATCCCCGAGTACACCAATTCGGCCACCTACAGAGCACGACATAGCGGTTTCTATGAGAACAAAGCAGACCACCCCACCTTCTTTTTTTCCTGAAACGCTGAAAGTGCGCATACCAAAAGGCTGGGAGGCCTTGTCTGAAAGGGAACTGCTCTACATTTGCGCACTCATGGCGGCCGAACGTTTCACCGTCGAAGAGATTCAGTTGAGATATTTGCGCCGCTTTGCGTTCGAACGCCCCAACCCACCCATCTGGAAAGTGCTTTCTCCTTATACCTTGTTGAGCGCGGCCGAGGAGTTAGCGTGGTTGGAGGAACCGCCCACCACGGCCATACGCCCCGCACATATCGGGAAGTATGAAGCCATCGACGCACATTTGTTCGACGAAAGGCTTAAATTCGGCGATTTTCTCATTTGCGAGAACTTGTTCCAAAGTTGGATCAGTTCGCAGATAGAGGAACCGATTGAGCAAATGGCGAAATTCCTATACCGCACGGCGGCAGACGAGTACGCATTGAACATTCATCTTTCGCCCGCCGAACGTTACGCGGTGATCTTTTGGTGGACGGGGCTCAAAGCGGAACTGGCAACAAGATACGACGAGCTCTTTCGGCGCATACCGGCGGGAGCCGAGGACTATGATGACAGTTCGCCGGCAGAACGCCAACGGGAGAGCACAGACGCACAGATTAGAGCCTTGACGGCGGGAGACATCACCAAAGAACCCGCCGTGCTCAAAACAGAAACCCATCGCGCCCTCACAGAACTCAATGCGAAGGCGAGAGAAGCGCGGATAACCATGCAGAAAATGGGAACATGAAGATTTATCTGAACCGAATGCAGAGGGAAGTTCTTGCAGTGGGGGCCAAAGATACCTTTGCCATCGCGGGACGTGGAACGGGGAAAGGTGTGGTGCAAGCCACGGTTTTGCTCAACGCCTTTCAATCCATGCCAAGATGCACCGCGGCAATCGTGGCGCCCAATGCGATTCGCGCCATGACAAACACTTTGCCGTCGATGACAATGCACTGGGAGGCATGGGGATACAAACGAGACGTGCATTGGTGTATCGGAAGAAAACCACCGAAGGCGCTCAATTGGCCGAAACCACTCATCGAACCGCACAACTGGGAGCACATTATTTCGTTCTACAACGGAGCCATCGCACAAATCGTTTCGCAGGACAGAAAAGGCACGTCCAATTCCAAATCGTTCGACTTCCTGTGTATCGACGAGGCCAAGTTTGTAAAGTACGACCGACTCAAAGACGAGACGTTTTTGGCCAACCGCGGACAATTACGCGAGTTTGGCGACCAACCGCTTCACCATGGAATGATCGTTACATCCGATATGCCAATCACCAAGGAGGGATCGTGGTTTCTCAACTTCGAGGAGAAAATGGATCGGGAGCTGATCACCACAATTTTGACGCTCAAGGCGGAGCGTGAAAGGCACATCGCGAGAATCAAAGCAGAGGGGGTGTCAAACATACCGGACTACATTCCGAAACGAGTTGCAAGATTGGAGAAGCTACTTTCGCAGTTCAGAAAGCACGCGCTATTCTTTGGGACTTATTCCACGCTGACTAACATTGAGGTGCTCGGAGAGGCCTACATTCGGCAGATGAAGCGAGATTTGCCACCGCTGGTATTTCAGACGTCGGTGCTTTGCCAACCCGTCCGATTACTGCAAGATGGTTTCTATTCGTCCATGACAGAAGCTCATCTCTATACGGCCGCCAACTTCAACTACCTGGACTCATTGGAATACCAATTCGGGGAAATCACCCAAACACGCGATAGCCGAGTGGACGACGACCTCATACCGGACGCACCGCTTTGCATTGCATTCGACTTCAACCGAAACATCAACTGGCTGGTGGTGGGACAGGTGGACGAGGAAATGGGAAGAATGAACACGGTCAAGTGCTTTTTCGTCAAGTACGAGCGTAAACTGGTCGAACTCGTCAATGATTTTTGCGACTACTACGAACGCCGACCGAACAAGGAGGTGATTTTCTACTACGATAGCACGGCAATCGGTTCGAATTACGCCGTCAATGATAT